AGCTCCACTGCAGCCTCAAGCTCAAAAGCATGATTCCCCGCTCCTCCGATGTTGACGAGCAGATGGCTTGGAGATACAAGTGTCCTGCGATTGGCTGCGCTGTCGCTGCCCTTGTTCTTCCACATCCTGTTGCGCTCGTAGTACGTGTCCTGACGAGCTACGAGACGAGTCAAGAAGCCCATGTTTAGCTCTCCAAGATCGCCCTTATGGCAGCGATGTCTGCTTTGATGAGCGCGATGTCATCCTGCATTGTGGCAAGATCAGCATCCGCAGCCAGGGAAACTTGCAGCTTCCCGTCCGCATCCGTCAACAATGCCTTCAGCACTCCGCCATCAGTCTTGCCGTACTGCACGAAAGCGCCAATACTATTACCGAATATCTTTTCGCCTAGTGTCATTTTTTGTCAACCTCCGTCGTAGTGCTACGTCCGTCGTAGTGCTACGACGCGATGCTACGACGCGAATCAAACTGCTTCTGCCACACTCCCCATCCAGAATCGCATTTTGTCCATGGCTCGCTTGCTCAGAAGAGCCGGAGCCGGACCGTCCGCAAGCGTCTCCGAGAGTTTCCCACCTATCGAATACTGCTTGACGCCCTGCTCACGGAGCGTTGCTCTGCCAGAAGCTCCCTGCTTCAGGATCTCCAAGGCCTCCAGGCAGCAAGCATCCATCACCTCTTGCGGAACGTCTGAGTAGTCTTCCTCGCTCTGAAAATTGATTTCCGAATCATATGGAATGATCTGCGCCGCCCGATCAGGTATCCGAGGGAATGCGCGCGGTTGTGTGGCATCATCTGCATACTTGTATCCCTTCAAGGGCAAACTATCAATGTGGTCCGACGCCTCTACCAGCGCAGCCGCTTTCTGCGTAGATGAGGCTGATGTCCAGGCAGAAGCAAACACCACATGAGCCGCTAGCCATGTAGTAGCACTGTCGGGCTGGATATATGCATCGATATCGGTCATCTCGGTCACACACCACATCAAACTAGAAAAGGGATAGGGGAATTTTCATAGATCCCCTATGTCCAAGTTCCTACCTTCGATATGATCAGGTAGTTTGTCCCGTCAGATACCACAGCGAGGCTGGCCGAGGCATCTGTGGATGTCAGGGTGTCCGCTCCACCTGCTCCTCCAAGCTTTCCAGCACCGGTGGTGGCCACGACGATGTTGTTGGCTCCCATGTCGGCAGCGGCGGGTATGATATATATGCGGCCCGTCACGGTCGCTGCATCCGGAAGCGTCATGGTCACGCTGGCACCTGAGCCATCCAGGCCGTAGACGGTCTTGGTATCGGCACTGGTGAGCGTGGTATCGATCGTGGTTGTCGCGTTCACCCCCACGCTCAGCGTCGACAGCGTTGTAGCACCGGTCACCGTGAGCGTTTCGTTGATTGTCACTGCATTGATCGTTGCAGTTTCATCTATCCTGGCCGCCCCGTCCACTGTCAGATCATCGGTGATCAGGACATCATCGGTCGATGTGAGCTGTTCGGCCTGGATAGTTCCAGAAACAGAGAAATTATATACATTCTGCGGGTACCAATCGGCAGAAGCCATGCCAGCCGCCATGATGAGTGCGATTAGGACGAATATAGATCTCATTTCTTCTTCTCCTTCTGTTTTGTCTCCTTTTTAACTGACTTAATTTCTATAGGCTTTGGAGACTCCTTTTTTGGAGTCTCCCGCCGTACCATCCCATCCTATATCACCTCACGGCTTCAGCACAGCGAACGGGAATTGAGTCGAGCCGTTGACCAGATTCTTCGGGTTCGGAAGCGCCCAGCCCATTCGCATCGTGACTCTCAGCGCCACCATATCGTCCTGGAAGAGGTTGTAGACGAGATTTCCGCTGGCGTCATGGATACTGGCCTCAGTTGCTATCTTGAATGTGATGTCTTGCCTAATTGCATAGACAGCTTGCGACCAGTCGCCGACGACGAGAGACGCTGTTGAAGCATTGAAGGCACCGTTGTTCGGGAACGTGAGTGGTACGCCCGCAAGCCTGTAGTCATTTGGCTGCTTCATGTCGTTCATGAAGAGGAATTGACCATCTGATGCCCTGAGGCCTCTCAGCTTCCCCATCATGGAAATAGCGCCCATCGCTCCGTTTACGATGAACCCATCCTGCTCTACCAGTGAGAACAGCCCACCATTACCCAGAATCGCGTCAGCCATGTCTGGGAAGGTCTTCCCATCTCCGACTGAATCCGATTCGTCGATGTAGTTGCCGGCCGAGATGGCCTGAGTCACTATGCCATCCGGCCATGAGGAAGGAGCTATGCTTCCGCTATTGTCAAACAGGATCGCTGAGTCGATCTTCGCTCCAATAGCCTCGAGCAACCTAGGTTTCACTTCTCCCCACAGATCGTAGCCACCGCTTGCCATGTCCTGCAGCACGCTCTCCGGCACCGGAACGATCACGGCCAGCTCTTCGGCAGTCAGGTCGACGCCCGTCCAGCTCAGGTCGGTTGTCTTCTTTGTGTTTGTTCCGTCTCGGCTTCCCGCGACCTCACCCACAAAATAGGCGGCTGCAAACGAATTCAGCACCGGGATTTTGTAGGTCTTTGCATTCATGTTCGGCAACTTCCTCATCATCCTCAGACAGAAAGATGATGTCGGAAGCGCCTGGATTATCTCTTTGCTATACTGATCCGGCAACAGATAGCTTGATGCATCTGTCCGGCTGATGTACTGATCATAGTCTCCCATTTAATGTCACCTCATCTTCCGCTTCTGCCAGCTCGCTCCAAAACGAACTGATTGAATGCGGTATTTCCAGTATTCGAAGCTCCAGGCGGCGTAGGCCCTCCGGCCCTATCCAGCCCGTGACGCTTCTTGATTGATGTGATCGAAGCTCTGATCTCATCTTCTGAGATTCCCTTGATGTCTTCGATCCATTCAGAAGAAAGCCCCATCTCGCGCGCCAGCCTCGCACGGAGCACATCTGCCTTGATGGCCGCGAGCTCCATTTCGGTCTCAAGCGCTCTTTTCTCGAAGAGAGATTTTTCTTCCATGAGCTTCTGTATTTCCGATTTTTGGGAATTCTGGAATTCTTGGAATTTCTGGATTTGTGCCTTCGCCTCAGAAATCGGCATACCAAGCTCTTTTTCGAGCTTCGTCATCTGGCGTGCCCATCTTCGATCGAAATCCTCTTGCGAGAATCCCTTCCCCCCCTCCACCATCTGGCCTGGAGTCTGGCTACCCTCCGCATTTTGGTTCGGAGTCATGTTTTCTGTTGTCATAGAAATCCCGCAGTAGGCCTGCGTTGCCTGTTATCGTGAAAAACTTCATTCGCTTGCCAGCTTGCGTAGGCTCTCGCCCGCCTGTATTCCGGCCTCACGCATGATCGTGAGGAGCTTCCGTGCGGCCTTCGCTTTTTCTGACGCGGGGGCCTGGAGAGGCGTCCTCGCGCCCATCAGCGCAGCCGCCGCTGCTCGAATGGCGTTACGGTTGTACGTTCCGTCCGGCTCCTTGATAGGAAGCTTGCACTTCGCCTGGATCTTCTCTGATCCGGGCTCGTTGAGGTCGATCAAGCAGGCCGCGCAATATGCATTTGTGTCTTTGTATTTCGAGGCTGACCCATCCCATGCTCTGTCAGAGAACTGCATCTATTTTCCCCCAAACTCAGATTTCAATTTTGATATCCTGCGCTCGGCCTCTTCGGGCGCAAGCGACAGTACATGCAGGCATCCAATGTGAAACAGCCCGCCAGCCTTCGCGTCTTCGAGAGCTGGATAGCGTGGATCAGTACCAGAAAGTGAGAATGTCTTCCCCTGATACCTAGCGCATTTCGTGCACGTACCTGAATGGATCGACACAATTACAAGGTCGTGGCCGCTCTCCTGGAGCCGATTTATTGTGCCTTGCCGGAAGGCCTGATTTGTGGTCTCCTGTGCCAGCACTTTCGCATAGCGGCCCATGTTCCATTCACGGCCCGCCTGACCCACAAAGCCAGTAATACCGCGTTCAGCCAGGCGATCGCGTATGCGCTTCGCCGTTTGGTGCGTTGTTTCGTAGCCTATCACGCTTCCCTTCGCGGCTTCGAGCGAAATTGAACGAAATATATCATCTATCCGCCTACCGATTATCTGGTCCACATCCGCCATCCGACTGTAGGCATTTTCGGCCAGCACCTGCACCGCCTGCTGATGGATGCTTCCGAAACCTCCACCAATCTTCGGGCCCAGAAGCCCGTTTGCTTCAGCGCGTGCGACTCCGGCAAGATAGCTGTGCGGGATGGCCTCTTCACACCACGTCCTCGAGCCGGACAGTAATTGCGCCCGAATTTGACCTACCCTGTCCTTGATGGCCCGTGTCCAGGCCAACGAGTATGATTCAGGATTTTTCAGAAGCAGACGATTGCATTCGGCCAGTAGCTCTTTTTCTGCGGCATCATATAACTGGATGAGCCGCTTGGCCTGTGCATCGGATAGCAGAGAATGCATGCCTTATGCTTCCTCTATCGGTGGCAATTCGATACGCGGAGCCTCGGTTGCTGTCGTAGATCCGCCCTGGAGCTTTTCGACCGCCTCTTGCAGCGCCGTGCCCTCCAGCTTGAAAAGCATCTTCAGGGCCATCTCCGGCCATATCAGGCCTTGGGCCTGCAACATTACAACATTCTGCACGGTCTCCCTGAAGTCTTCCGGCAATCCATCCTGCCACTGGATGGATACTTTCTCAATCGGAACGGAATTCGCATGTCCGCGCGCCAGCTCGAAGTTCGAGAAAGTCTGCAATTCTCGTCGAATGATTGGATCCGAGAACAGCTTTAGCCTGTCCACTTTTTTCAGCGGAACGAACAACATGAGCCTGAGCGCCGTGCCAGATATCTGAGCTCCCAGTTTTGTAGGCTCGAAGCAAGCCTCACATGTCTCGGAGACTATGTAAAGTTGCTTCATGAGCACCTCGATCTCCGAGAATGCCGCCGCGAGCTGGCCTTCCCAGGTGATGTACTGCGGATTGGAAGCATTCTGTACGGCCTCGATCACGCGCTTCTTGGAATCATATACTACGGCTCCTGTTTCTGTTCTGGTGAACGCTCCGCTGTCTTCCGGCAGCACGAGAAGCGGCTCGCTGTGAACATCCAGTATGCGGCCAACACGCGTCAGGCGCGCCTCTATGCGCTTGATTATGGTATCCAGATCACTGTAGTCATCAATTAGCTTTCCAGATGAGGTGGTCACATTCTCGATCACGCTCACCAGTGGCTCATCGATCCCCGTCTCCTGGATCTGCACGTTCTCCGGGCCGCTTTCGATCCTTCCAGCGGCGGAAATTGCATATTCCCTGGACTCAATCTGGCCGGCGGTATGAATCCTGCAGAATAGCCTCTTTTTTTCAGCAGACGTCCAGGCGATCATGTGGCCAGTCACGCGCCCGTTCTCGTCTCCGATAGCAAAATATTTCGATGGATGCACTACCTGCAGCTTGCATCCACCATCAAAATAAGCCTCAATTATGCCGTGCCCAAACCTCGATACATCGATCTGGCGTGCATGCACAAGCTTCCAGTACTGCGTTCTTTGGATCAAATCGCTCAGATATTTTTGTTCCGGGCTCTCTGGATCATCAGAAGCGGTGGCTATCGGCTGCTCGCCATATAGCAGATCTGCCCAGAGCGTGGATAGCCTTTTGTGAAAATTGAATATTGATATAATTTTATTATATTCTGCTGTATGCTCAGAGAAAAGGTTGAGAAGAACCTTAAATACTTTCGAATGTTCTCCATCGAAAAGTTTTTCGTTCTGGTCGTATCGCGCCAGGCGAGCCAGCTCGCTTTCGGGTGGCCAGGGCTGGCCGATTGAGAGAATGCTCTCGTAGTCTGTGATCATTTGTGCTCCTTTCTTTTCTCCATGCGCTCTTCCCATATCTGGACCTGCTTCTCGGCCACCTTGATGTCGGCTTCCAGAAATTTCAAAGCATATCTCATCGCAGCGAGCTTTCTCTCCCAGTACTCATGCTCCTGTTGCGCCTCTTCCATAGGCGAGCGGATTGATGGCTTCTTCATGTTCTCGACTTTAAGGCCCCGGTGGCACACAGAAGGCAAGGATGGTGGTGTCATAAAAGGAGGATATTCGTCCACCGGAGCCGCCACAGCTAGATTCTGTGACCAGTATTTTCATCTTCTACATCTACATGATGCTTTTTGAATCGCTTGAGCTCATCAGGCTCATTGTCGTAGAGGTATGCGAATCGCAATCCCACATTCGCAGCTCCACCACGATTCAAGTTGGATTTTGGCATTGCAGATCGATACTCTCTATAATCATAATCGGGTACGCCGCCCCGAAGCGTCAGCCTCGCTTTGCAAATCTCACGTAATGCGCCCGCTTCACCCTGCGGGCCAGCTCGGAAGCCTTCTTTTCATGTCTGTATGGAAGCCTCCCGTCATTGAAAATCAATCCGCAGCATTCACATGCTGCGTACCCGCGCGTGTCGATCCTAACTATGGCATCGCACCGTGAGCACCTAAAATGAGAAAATGGAAGAAGAGACACATCCCTAGAATCATCAACTACCCAGACCTTCACTTGCGCCCAGGCCTGGCCGACTCTAGAACTGTGCTCTGCACGCATGATATTTTATCACGCGCACAAAAATATAAAGCTATCGCTCCACGATATCGTTGGTCGTGACTTCCTCTCCGTCCTGAAGGACGGAGCTTCCTACTTCAATGATCTGCTATTGCAGTATCTCGATAGGCTCTACCCCTCAGTCCGAGGGTGCGAATGTTTACTTGTCACACCACACAGCTTTCGCGATGCGATATTCTGGGAACACACTATCTTTTCCGCGAACCACTGCCTCCCCGTGGTGGATCAGGCGGCGTAATGCATGTAGTACATAGGTTCTTGGCTTTCCCATATCTTCTGCAATTTCCCTCGAAGGATGCCATCCAGGGTGGCTCTCGAGCCATTCAAAGACTTCTCCCTGTCCCATTTCTATTACCTCGCATGTGGCAAGCTCTTCAGGCAGGCCAGCCCGAGGGCGCATACCAAATCGTCATGTGTGCCAGGACGAATTGCGCCATACGTCTCCTTGCCGCTCATCTCGTCCACATCGATATCAAAGTCTAGCATCTCCTCGGCGAGCTGATGTGCCTCTGGTATCTTTGGGAGATGGATTCTTCTGGATTCGGCCAGGATCTGCAGGCGGTTGGCGAAATATGCCTTCCCGACAGAAATTTCGTTTCCACGATCCGTGAATCGGTCGCCACCAACGAACCTGCATGCAATCGGCCTTCCAACCTCACGAATCCCATTTCTGGCCAGCAAATCGACCATCGCGTCGCCAACACCCGTAACATCTATGAATATCCTAGGATGTTTGATATTGCCCACGCGCTCGACCAGAAAGAACTGCCTCAGGGCCTTCTTCCCCATACGAATCAATTGCTCAGCCTGAGTTGGATATGGCGTGTCGAGCTCCAGCCTCTTCAGGAACGGCACAACGTAGTGCGTCTCCCACCTACCATCAGAAGCCTTCCGGTCTTCTGCGATCGCTACCACAATGGCCGTAGGATCATGCCTTTTTCCTACGTCGATCCCAAACGATATCGCCCTCATTGTATATCCCATCCCGCAACCTCTTCATCGAACATGGCCCCAATATCCTCACGCT